TGGAGTGGGAACTCGTTCAAGTCCAGAACCTCGTCAAAGCGACAATCCCCGCAAAGGATATCAATGTGGCCATCGGGATATTACGAGATAGACCAGACGGGTTCTCGTGTATATACGATACCCTTGCGACGCTGTCGTCATGTATCAGGGGGATGTTTGTACCGTCAGTTGGGAAATCTATGTTCATCACCGACTTCTCTGCTATCGAAGCACGCGTCGTTATGTGGCTTGCCGGAGAAACCAAAGGGCTGAAACTGTTCAGTGACGGGGATCTTGACCCTACGCTGCCAGACATCTATGTTCACATGGCACGTGAGATTCACGGGAACCAGAAGCTCACCAAAGCGGACAAAACGGCTCGCCAGCTTGGGAAACAGGCGGTGCTTGGGTGCGGATTCGGGATGGGTGTCGACCGATTCATTGCCACGTGCGAGAAGTACGAAGTGGACGTCACACCACAACTCGCCGACCGCGCTGTGAACCAGTACCGCAAGACGTTTCCGAACGTAGTGAGATTCTGGTATGCACTCGAGGACGCCGCCAAGAAGTGCGTAAGTAGCGGACGTCCTACCACCTGCGGGCGTATTGGCTTCCGTATCGGTGGAGAGTTCCTCTACATGGTGCTTCCGTCAGGACGAGCTATCGCGTACCACCACCCAAAAGTGAATGTCGAAGGAGAATTGAGTTACTTGGCGGTCAACTCACTCACCAATCACTACGAGGTAGAGCATACTTGGGGCGGTAAGTTGGTTGAGAACGCCACCCAGGCTGTCGCCAGGGATCTGATGGTAGCGAGTATGTTCAGGTTGCTCCGTGCGGGACACACTATTCTCTTCACTGTCCATGATGAACTGGTTACAGAGAAGGAATCTGACACACCCGAGCACGTAGTGAGCATTGTCCGGCGGGTGCCGGACTGGGCTGTCGGCTGCCCCATCAATGCCGAATGTAACAAAACCACGCGGTATCAGAAATAGGAGGGATTGAATGACACGGATAGCAGATTACCACCGCAGAGTCGACGCTGACAGGCAGGCTAAGAAAGCCGAACTGGACCCGTCGAGAGTACAGGGACTGCCAGTAGCACCGACACCGACACCGACACCAAAAGCAGTGGCACCGGCGGCCGCACCAGTTCGGAAAGCCAAAAAAGGGAAGAAAGCGAAATAGCGCGGTTCACAACCCCCCGGGGTGTTGAGCCCCGGGGCCAGGGAGGTATCGAATGGAAGGTAAAACTCACAAGATCCACGTCAAAGGCGGTCCGCCGGAGTGTCCGTTGTGCCGTAACACAATGCGTGAAGTGATACAGAAGAACAAGCAACCTCTCGTGTTCACGCGCGGATGGACGCCCGTAAGTATTTTTTACGTCTGCGTGAGAGAAGGCTGCATGGTGTCGATCCGCAAGAACGACCCGTGCATAAAACAGTGGGACAAAATCAACAATCCGTCCACTGCGCCAAAGTGTCAGTTCTGCCAGAAACCGATGCGTGTATTCGTGCGGAGTGACCGATTCTGCATCATGCAGTGCAGGGACAAGAGCCACTACCCATACCAAGTAGCCAGAGGAAACGCAGAGAGTTTACCGCCACTGAAGGGAGACAAAGATGCCAACCCAGAAAAGTAAGAAGCCGGATACAGATGCGGGTGCACCCACAACGCTCGAACGATTCCAATTCATACTACGAGAGGATCTCGGATACAGAGAGGAGTGTCTGAACCCGGACGCAAGATTCGAACATGACATCGGAATGGACAGTATAGACATCGTGGATATGGTTCTCGAAGTCGAGGAAGAGTTTGGCGTGACAATCGAGGACGTGGAGATGGATGGTATCAAAACCGTTGGATCGTTGGTCGAGTGGTTGGATGGGCACAAGGACAAGGACGGAGCATGACATACATCCAAACTGACATACTGGGGTGGTTGCTCGCGACAGTCGCCCCTGTATTATTCTTCCTTTCTCTCTGGTTACTTGGGGTGAGGTTTGTATGAAAGCCTCCGCCCCCGAGTTTCGTATCCAAGCTGACTGGGTGCTTCAGACACAACTACGCTACCCGGATCTGTTGTTCACGATTGCGCCGGCCGGGTTCATCATGTCTGCCGGTCAAGCAATGAAGATGGTACGTCTGGGATACCGTTCAGGTACTCCAGACGTACTTGTGTTCGAGCCTCGGGGCATATACCATGGGCTACTGATTGAGTTTAAAGCCCCTGGTGGCACGATATCCCCCGCCCAGAGGGAGTTCGTTCGGCTTGCTGACGTCCGTGGCTACAAGACCGCTTTCTGCTTCAGCACAGCCCAAGGAAACATGGTGTTGGAGAAGTATCTCACTCACGGGAGCCCAGTGGACTTGTGATATCCCCTACGCCGCAAACCATCTTCCCCTGGGTTTTGATAGTTCTGGATCTCTGTGCCGCTGGGGTGTATGGACTGTACGGCGACTGGATACGAACGCTCTACTGGATATTTGCTGCGGGACTGACGATCTGTGTTACCCTCATGTGACAGTCTTACTTATCACAAACGATTCGAGCAAAAAGCCCCAGTGTTTGAGGAATACCTCGGGGGTCTTGGTGAACGCCATGATACGACCGACACCACGCTTCTGAGACCATTCCTCTAACATTCTGTACGCTTCACGCCGGTGTTCAGGAAGGGCGGTAGGAAGTGCCGCAGCGGAGAGTACAAATGCCACACGTTCCCCGTTCCACCGTTCCACCCGGGCATACACATACCCACCGTGAATGATGACGCAGAAGTGGTCTGACTGGTCCACACGGAACACCGGAACGGGTATCCCCGGCAGGAGTTCCCCCGCAAGTATCTCGAGTTCTTCTATGTCAGACTCGCGTGCATAACGAGGTGGGTGCATTACTGTACCTCGACTTTTGGGCTTTTCTGTACCAGCAAGCCCGTAATCACAATGGTATAGAATACTATTGCCCCATTCTGCCACACAAACAACCCGCCTGCACTCACAGCCACACAGACGAATGACGCAAGTAAGTGGGCCTGGAGTCGATCGAGCGGAAAGCACGACCTCACAAACGTCCAGAGAGCGAGCAGAAACAACGCCAGCCCCACGATGCCGGTGTTGTAGAGGATCTCCGCGTAGTCGTTATGCGCCTCGAGGAATGTCTCTCCCAATCCTGCCTTTGGGTGCTGTGCGTGGAAGATGTACGGAAAGCTCCCAAGCCCGAGTCCGGTGATCGAGTGCGCCGAACCACCGGGCGTGAGTGGGGTCTGAATGTCCGTCACTACTTGTCCCCACACAGCGAAGCGGCCGTTATCGTTCACAAACCCGTGGATTCGGGGGGATGTGAAGTATCCGATCACGAGGATCGCGACAACCAGAAGCCCCACGCCAATGACGAAGTATCTTGACTCCCTGTTGTGTGTGCCCCAGAGGAACATGAGAGCAACAACCAACGCCCCAACCGCTACCTGACTATCCAGAAAAAAGACCATCAGTACCAGCCCCACAGTCACGATTCTCTGTCTCCTATACAACGCAAGTGGTACGATCATGGCGAGAAACGACGCAAGCACCGCCGGATTCCCCAATCCCGCGCAAGACATCGCCGGACCTGTGAAGAACTGCTCAAACCCAAAGTGTTGCAGTATCCCGTACGCGGCGGATACCACCCCGGCCACGATTGCAGTGTCAATGATCGCGTGGATGTCTGGGATCGAGAAAGTCTGATGGCTGATTGCTACATGGGCGAGAAAGAATACCACGGCGTACCAGCTTGCCTGAAGTATCCACGACGGCGCGGGAACACCGGATAGGAGAATACCGACAGATGGAGCAAGTAGGTATCCGAGAAACACGAACGCGAGAAAGGCGAGAGCCCAGGGATTCCGGTACGGACGGATGCCCGACCGCAACCCAAGGAGTCCGAGCAGGAGGCACACCCCGGCAGCGAGAAGGTACTTGGGTTCTCGTGTGTCCATGCCCGGCCAGACAAAGAAAGGGAGTGTGAGCAAGCCGAAGCGAATGAGGTTGATGATGGAGAAGATCGTGGGGGAAGCTACGGAGGAAACAGCGGTATCCATATTACGCTCCTTGGCGTTTTGGTGTTGTGGTTGGGAAGAAGAAAACCCCCGGAGGCTTTCGCCTACCGGGGGCTATATGATCTTCTATTACCTTCGTGTACCGTTAGTGGTCACTATATTCCAGGACGTTCCGTCGAACACGAACGTGACGGCATCGCCCGTAGCGGACAAGAGCACGTCCGTTGTTGCACCTAAAATATTTGTTGGCGTGACCGCAAGCCCGGAAGTCTCAAACGAACTCTTGAGCGTCACTACCTTCATCTGACCTTCTGTTCCGTCGGCAAGAGTGAGTACGTCAGCCGATGCGCCCGCCGCTGTAGTGGTCACTCCCGTTACGAGCGTGGACAGAGAAGCGGCGGCCGTACCGGGATTCGCGGCGGATGTGGTCACAGACTCGTAATTGCCGAGCATGATGTCCACTTTGTTACCGCTGCGTGTGGCGGACAATCCCAGAAGATTCAGATTCTCATACACCCCCTGCTTCTCTCCGTCGACAGAGACGGATACCGCTGCAAACGACGGGGCGAGAAACACGAACCCCAAAAGCAATACTACTGCTACCCCCAACCAATTCCTCCGCATCTCACCCCTCCTGTTAGTTTGTGAATTCATATTACTCTTGTATCACCAAAACCGTTTGGTGTCAAGTAATTTGTACGCAATCTGAATACCCACGAGTAGCCCAAAGAACCCCTCACATACTTTCCACGTAAATGTACGAGCGGTAACACGGGTGTTAGACAGGATAAACAACCCCACGAACACCACTACCGTGATTACGTTCCACCACGATAGCCCTATTGGCGCAGATATAATTCCGTAGCAGCATCCGACGCAGAAACGTATCACCCACGGTGTCCTGTCGCCGTACGGGAACGAGTACACTATCATGGCTACTATGCCGACGAGCGTAGCCAACCACCACCAGTATCCAGCAATCAGAACCGCTGTGGTATATACAGCTGGCAGAATAAACCGCCTCCAACCTTTCCATCCTGGGACCTTGGCCGATATCTGCGTTCCGCCCAAGGCAAACAATATCCAGCTTATCCCTGGTACAAAGACCATAAAGAGTTCTCGGTTCATGCAAAACCTCCCGGGAACCTATGCCCGTAAAAAAGGTACTGCCAATATTCTTTTATCCAGCGTAGAATACTCATTTTAATGATTTCATTGTGCAGGCGTTGGCAGTTTCTTCTAATTCCGCGAGATCTGCTGCGCTTACCACCCACGATCCTGTCTGACGAGTGAAGGGCAACAACGGACCCCCCACAGTCGATTGTGCATGGAACTCGGTTCCCGCGGGGATATACCACCGCTGTTCAGATTCCAGTAAAACGGTATTTCGCCCGCAACTGGCGCATCCTTGCAGCAATGCAAGACACACGAGCAGGATCGCCAGCGCTAAGAGCCGCTCTATGTTCCGATTCCAGCATCTTGAATTCATTCCACGCTTTCTCCTTTCGGTATTTCGCTCCGTGAAGGTATTTCGTTACCCCCCACGCGATTGTGATTATGAGAGTTAGGAGTCCTATCAGAGAAGCCATTCGTTACACCCGGGGTTTCTTCAACTCGTTGGCCAATAACGCCCACTGATCCTGCGCGAACTGGACAAGTCCATTGGTGGGTTCCTTACCTTCTCGGGCGGCGTATTGCTCACGGAATACCTTCAGGGCTGCGTCGGTTTTCTGCAACCATACCGGTCCGGTCTTGTCGGGTATAATGCTCTCGGCCCGGTTGAACGCGTTCACGATCATGGCGAGAACAGCGTCGTCGCGTTTCGTTTTTGTGGCCTTGATGATCGCGTACGCCGCGAACACGATAACCGCCACGATCACTCCTGTGATGACTTCGTTTCCTAATACCAACTTCACGATGTCCATTTACAGCCTCCTTTTTATGCCAGGAGCCTATTCTCCCGGGTTATGCCCGTACATATCAAAAAATCCGCCAAGCCAGTTGAAACAGTATATACAGTGCACGTCGTCGTTCAAATCGTAAACTGGGAAAGTTTCGAGCCATTTATGGACTAATTTATTACATCGGTTGCAATATATCCATATTTGTTCTTCATGCAATGGCTTGTTATTCTCGCCCATTAGTTACCTCGTTAAAACATACACCGCCAAGCCTGTGATAATCGAACCCATGATAGTAAACGCCACTCCCACCCATGCCGGAGGACGGTCCAGGAGTCTATTCTCAATATTCGATATCTTCGCCATGAACGCTTTTTCCGTCTTTTCCAGCCGCACGATCATGTCCAGGTACGATTCTTGCAAGTGCTTAATGGCAAGCGTGGCATTGGTTACATCCTCGCGCACAATGACGGATTCTTCGATGTGTTTATCAAGTTGTCTGAACTTTTCAAGGCATAAATCCATCACTGCGTCGTGCGCCATCATCTCCCCCGTAGTTGTCTTACCTTCTTCCAGTCAATCATCCGGCTCAATTGCGGTATCTTATGCCTGTCGTATGCCCCCCATATATCCTCATGGACAAGCTGTTTAATCTCTTGCCTTATGGCTGCGTCAGGCAAAGACTTTCTTCCTGCTTGCCAGGCAATCGCCAAGCCGAGCGTTAAGATCAGGGCTATGTTTATGTATGTTGTTCTCATTTTTAGATATGATTATTATTCTGCGACGGGGAGTTGCTGGCGGCTCCCCCCCCTGCTTCATATGTGGCGTAGATACCCATCTCCTTATTAGTATAGTATTGAGCTATATTTACCGCAGCAGGGTTATTTGTTGCGTGATAAGTCATACTGTTGTCTGAAATTATATGTGAACCCGTATCGTAATAAACGGTCCACGACGAATCAGCCCACCAGCCAAGCATATAATTATCCGCACTAACTACGTTTTGGTCTATGTTAGTCGAACAATCTGTCCATCCACCAGCCCCCGAATTTACCTCTGCTGATATGTCAATCAATGTGTCGTTACCCGTTATGATTTTATATATCACCGCCCGACCAACATCATTAGCACTTAAATAGACGGATATTTTTGTAAGTGTTCCATCGCTGGCTGGAGAATAACTATACCCGCCATTTATATAATCACCTGACCAATTCTCTGTGCTATCCCATGCCGCAGAACTATACCCAAAGGTAAAGGTATCATTGAATATAATGGGATATTTGGCGGTATCTAAAATCTTCTGATTAACTGTAATGATATAGAAGCCATCATATATATTTAAATTAGCATTGCCGATTTTCTTTCCGTCTGCGTCAATTAAAATTACAGGAAGGATTTTACAAAATCGCCCCGTTGCATACTGATTATTCTTCTTTGATTTATGGTAGACATTCCAACCGTTCCAATATTTTTTATAAATATAGACGCTTCCGCTTTTGGTGTTTGCTTTTACTCTCCAATATTCATCGGTTTCTTCCTCAAGGATTTCAGGGTGTAATGAAACATCCAATTTCTCATCGTAATTATGGCAGAAATTATAATCTTGCCACCCTGCAATCTTGAAAACCCATGTGTTAGTCTTTGGCTTCTCTTTTAGTATCAGACCGCACTTGAACAAATCTTCCGACGCTGGTTTATAATAGAAACCAATCTTACTATCCCCTATCTCCAGACTTACCTTGTCTGCGGAGAGGGGCGGAGTTAAAGAGGTAAACCAAGTCTTGTCGGGGATGATGGTAAGCTGGCACTCGTTGGACCATTTGGTGAAGGTTATTTCAGGTGAGAAAACGGACGGGTTTTCCATATTCCCAATGACTACCGTATCCTTACTTTCGCCAAGCTCTGTGGTGTATGCTTGTAGAGAGCCGACCTTTTCAAGTGTGGCGACTTCGGCGGTCTGCCCCCAAGCATTACCTAACAGGCACAGGAGTAAGGCAAGGTGTAGGGTAAGGGTTTTAGTCATCTTTTGTCCCGTCCACATGAATACGAAGTTTTGTAGGAGTTCCACCGATTGCGTCTATATCAAGGCTTAATAAAGCGTCTGCGGCTATCCCTGCATTAGCAAAATCAGTTGTCGCCTCGGTGTCGGTATCGCAAATCAAAGCCGCACTCATAACATCTGTACCGCCTGTATCGGGCGTTGCTTCTGCCCTCTCGTCGAATTGTATGGTTACGTTACCAGAATCGCACGAACAGGAAATACGGGATATGGTGATTGCCGTGGCAGGCTTGATCTGAACCATTGCGTCATCCGTTGTTGCGTTGACTGACGGGATGGCGATATTATACATATTGGTATAGAGTTCAGCGTCGGCGGCTATGTCGTTTGTGGACCAAGACAAGGACCGTCCGGCTGTGATGGCCGTATCTGCGGCTGTAACCGTGCCGTCTTTGATGTCTGCGCTGACTATCACGCTGTCTGCTAAACTGCCCTCTGTTACTTCTTCTTCAAGGTCTGCGGTAATATCCGTTCCGGCATTTGGAGTTATCCACTCAAAGTTAGTCCCCGTGGAGTCGTAGGTCAAAATATCCCCGTCATCCGGCGATGAGTCGGCGTTTAGATCAGGCTCGATTATTTCACCGTCTTTTATATCAGCGGTTACGATCACATTATCTGCAAGACTGCCTTCGGTTACGGTTGCTTGTTTGTTATTGAAAGTTGACCAATCAGTCATATTCAAATATCCGTCAGCGTCAGCGGCGGCTTTAGGTATGGCGATGGTAATATCCGCATCAGCACCTGGAAAAATGTCGTTTGTCCCACCCGTCAACGGAGCTGTGGTTACTAAATCTTTGAGCAAGGTAACTGGCATATACGCCGCCGCCGCTTCGGTAGAGTTTTGGTAGTTATCCAGATTGTCCACAGCGTCCACCTCTGTGGAGTTGAGGAACTCGCTATCGGCTTCTGTTTTGTTGTAATAATCCCCCGCCACAGCAGTCCATACAGGGTCAGTCTCAGCGTCATTGACGGCGGTAGCATTTAGAACGTCTACAAGACCATCTTCATCAGCGTCATACACCGCTTTAGTCATATCCCCTGACCCTGCCGGTGTGTCGAACGTGGGGGCGGCTTCCGCGCCGTTTGATTTAAGAAACGTGCCATCTGCCCCAAGTGCCAGCTCAATGACCGCGCCGGTATCGTTAGAATAGAACACTCTCCAGGGAGTTTGTGCGGTGAATTGGGTAAGGTTGGTGTAGCCGGAAGCTATGCCTGTCAGGAGTGAGCCGTTGCCTGTGTAGTAATCTGCGGTTATGTTGCCATCCACGTTAAGATCGCCGGTTATGTTGAGCGCGCCCTGCTCGCTTGTTCCGTTGCCTGATGCGATAAGGGTTTGTGCGATGATCGTGCCGTTGGTAGTCAGGTTACGGCTTCCCATATCAATGTCACCCGTTGCTCCCGTGTATGGAACGAAAGTATCGTTTGCGTCCGTCCATGATACGCCGCTGGTGTTGGAGAGGTATCCAGAAGCGGCGCCATCCAGTACCCAATCACCGCGCCCCGTCTGTGGATTGTGACGCATACGGTACGTGTCAGCGCAGTACGCCACTGGCCCCCAAATCAGCATCCCGACCAGTATCCCGACCAGTATCTTTCTCATACCGCGTACTCCGCAAATAGCGTTACCCTATCATCCCACGCACCCTCGAGACAATATTCTTCCGTCAAGTATCCGCTCTCGTTGTACTTGGAGAAAAACATGATCCACGTGATACTGTCGGTTTCGGAGTCCAGTGTTGCGTATCCACGATACACCGGCTGCCCGTCAGTACGTGCGCCGTAGTCGTACACTTTCTTCCAGTACGGCAGATCTCTATAAAATCCGTTCTTTAGATCCATGCGATTCGTTCCTCCTGCTCGTTCCTTCCTTCCAGTTACGCTACCCCGTTCCCCTTGGTATTCTTGAAATGCTCAACCAGTTCGGCCTTGATACGTTTGCGATATTCGAGTTTTTCCTTTTCTAGTTCGGCAACACGCAACTGGAACGCGTCCTTGTCGCGGAGAAGCTCAGCTTCACGATCCTTGAGAACCTGAAGGGCGGTAACTTCCTTCGCGATCCCCGCACGTCTCTCACGCTCCCAGTTGTTGAAATCTGCACGAGCAGCATCCACGTCGTTTTGTTTCTGTTCGAGTGCGAGAGTGAGTTTCCGTGCTTCCGCAAGGGCTGTTTTTGCGGACTCAATATCCGCAACGACCAGCTCCCTCTCGGCGAGTTCTTGTGATTTCTGGATGTTTGCCTCCAGGATGCTATTGAGTTTTTTGTCCGCTTCTACCATGTCCTGATACAAACGTTCTGCCTTGGTGAATATCTCTTTCAGTTCCATACTATCCTCCTTGTGGTTAATAAAATCCATCTCTTAATCCTTTCCCAGAGTGTGCATAGTCAGTTAAGTTTCGCATCATGTAATGTGGCTTCGTGTATGAAATCCCCCGCTTCCATAGCCCCAATGTCGGGGCGTAAATCACGCCAGTTCCCAAGATAGTCATCCGCTACGCCAAGCGATGCCCCTGCGTTGATCGCAGGGCTTCCGGGCTTCAATCTATATCTTGATGAGAGCAGAGGGTCAGAGGCGATGGAGTGGGCGTCTTGGGAGGTGGCGAGTTGGTAGGCGGCAAGGGTATCAAAGTCCACCCCGTCATATTTTATAAATCCCGCGAATTCAGGATAATAACAATTATAATCAAGCGTAATATTTGATAACGTAGAACCGCCATGATAAATGATATTAGTCATTGTCCTAACGGCTTGGGTATCTGCCACGATATTATCTTTTATATTTATATCTGTCGCATTATCTCCAGGGAAATAGAAAGCGTAACCCCTATATCTCTGCCCTATATTCAATATTGTGTTATGATAAACATTTATATTGTTTACTAATGTAAGGTTTACAAATTCGAGTCCTTCCTCGTGCCAATTCGGGATGATGTTATTAGTGAAGTTGATATACCCTCTTGCAAAATAAACAGCAGGATTTTGAGAGCCAACAGCCGAACCCGTCATAATATTCCCCGATACATTAAGATAATTTGACGCTGACCCTCCTGATTGAAACTCTATACCTACGCCCGTTACGTTCTCGATTCTATTTCTTTTAATATCAACATCAATGGCCATCTTTGTATCCGTTCCATCAGCGCCACGAAGAAATATACCGTTAATACCGTTTGCGGTTTCTATGAAATCATGGATATAGTTATCCTCAAGAGTTCCGCTTAACCAATTCCATGCGTGTATGCCTGAACGATGGTCAGATTGAACACCTGAAATATCGTTGTTTGATACGATAACATTAAAACACCCGCCATTGACATCTATGCCCGACGAAAACGAGTCGCTTATTGTATTGCCATCAATCGTTATATCGTCAACATCGTTAAGGTATATACCCATTCCATATGTTTCAGGGTCAAGTGTATCTCTCCCCGCATTGGTGATAGTGCAATTTTTAATTGTTTCATTATTTGACATAGAAAACGAGATACCATACCAAAAAGTATTATCTATGGTTATATTTTGAATAAGTGTATTATTGCAACCATTGGTAAATCCTAAACCTGAACCTGCACTTTGGTTTGCCTTATTCCCCGAAATATTAAAATCCCTATATGTCGTATTTGATACTGTCGTTCTAACAACAGTTAAATTAACATTATCAACTAACGATAAAACTGTGCTGGGTCCGTCGCCATAGAATGTAAGTCCTGACTTTGTATTATCTATGTCATCGGTAAGTAAATAGGTTGCAGCTGGCATATAAATAGAATCCCCTGCCGTAGCATCTGAAATAGCCGCCTCAATTCCTGCCGCTGTTTGTGCGTAAAATACACCGTCAATAGTATATGTATCGGCAAAGACAGGTTGGGCAAAAATAAGGGATAATAGTAATATTAAATATTTCATCTTAATAAATTATAAATTACTGTCTTTTCAGAAGTAGATAAATCCCGATTAAAAAATAATAATTTCTCGATATAGCCATTGGCTTGTAATGTCCCAGTCGCTGTATTCCCTATATAAAAAGACCCACTAAAAGTATTTACTGTCCACGCATCAGTTCCTGTTGTTCCCTCCTGACTATTGTTTGCAAAAATTTGATATGTTGACGGTGAATTAGTACATGATATAATAAGTAAATAAGAAACATTGTCTAAAAGCGTTGTTGTCCCACTTTTATTAACACCTGCACTATCTGTTAAATTTGGGAAAAAACTTATAACTGTTCCAGTAGCTTCTTTCCTTATTTGTCTAACAGACCCATCATTAGACAATATCATTCGTATCACCCCATCATTCGCAAAATCCCCCGTAGGAGTGAACTTAATCACAATCGTTTCCTGCTCCGCTGTACGGTTACCTGCTATGAGGTATTTAAGAACCTCATCATTGACGGTGGTTGCATTGTAGCCGTTGGCTGTGATGGTGAATGAGCCGGAGGTGGAGGTGAATGTGGCGACTCCACTTCCCACTGAGTAGTCGGCGTTGAGCAATCCTGCGTATCCTGCCCCCGAGTATGTCCCCGGGACTATACGTGTGAAATCCTTATAGAACGTTAGGCCGCCGATTGCTTGGAGTTTCTCAAGCGCAGTCGGATGAACCTCATTCAAATGCACAAGGTTCTTGTGGATCTCATTCGGGTGGACAATGGGATTCGTGACAACTGATTGCGCGAAGCAATTCGTAACGCACAATACTGCTGCAAACAATCCCCCCAGGATTCTACGCACCGCTGTCTTCCATATCATCAGTTATACCCTTGGTATTTTACTGCCGTCACATTCGCCCCGGACGACAACGCAGTGAAGCGAGGAAACATCACTGTCTGACCATTGGTATCGCAATAACACGTATACGGCGCTGTAGTCGAGTATCCGGTAACCGTAACAGTCGGCGTGTATCCGTAGTACGGATTTGTTACTGGCGTCGCTGTCCCACAAGCGAAAGAGAAACTCTCAGACGTGTTAGTCGGAAAAATGCGAAACCGAACCTTGCTATATCCAGACACACTAAAGTTCCCGGTGTCTGCTGTACCGTATGTCGTGGCAGTGTCGTTCGCTACTACATTCGTTCGCGATGTAGCCCACGATCCTGCGCGTTCTACTCCTGTTGACACCGGAAGCGGATAGTCGTCGGACACTGGCACAACTGATTCGTCGTCCGCATAACTTTCCCGGAAGTACACCGACGCCGGGTCGGTTGTAACACTCGCACCGTCCTCTACTGCTGTACCCGCAAATGCCGTCCCCGCCCAAATCGCCAACAACAATACTACAAGAAATTTCTTCATCCTACCCCTCCTGTTAGTTAATCCACCTGACAACATTTCATTGTTATAGAGCTTGGTTCAAGAGTTGTTGCAGAACTTATCGTATGATTATGTGCATCCGTTGCGTTTGCCGCAGTATTTGCCGCACTCGTCCAAGTACCCTGCAAAGAATCACTCACAATACCGCCCATATAATTGTTTGGCCCGCCAGAGATCAGGTAGGTCGGACTAGTATGTGTATGCGCAGGTAATCCACTTTGTGCCGCTGTAAGAGTAGTTCCGTCTGACGCTCCTGTAAGCACTACCCCGCTTGATGTTAACTGGGTGGCATTTATCTTTACATATTTGTTTGCATACGTTGCTGATACATCTGTCGTCCCTGCTGGACAAGACCCCGATGCCATAAAAAATACCGCGCCAGACGGGAGCGTCATCCCTATCCCCAGATTTGTCCGGGCATCTGTCGCATTTGTTGCATTGGTACCACCGTTGGCTATGGGGATTTTCACAGCCCCCGCGTACTCGACCAACACCTTTGTCTTGGCAGGGGACATATAATTCACATCGTTCGTCGCTCCTTGAGCTTCTGCTGTACTTGCCACTGTGAGATTGCCAAGAGAATTGGTGTACGCCTCGTCAGCATACGCCGCCGCCAATACCGCAGATGACGACGAATTTGTAGCCGACGCTGATGCTGCTGTTGCGTATCCCTGGGCTGCTGTAGCGTTCGTTGACGCGATAACTGCGGAAGCCGCTGCTGCTGTTGCATTTGCCGACGCCGATGCTGAATATGCTGCTGCTGCTACCGCGGCGTTCTCTATTATGGTCGTGTAATCCGTTGTGTCATTACTCAACAAGGGAACTTTTATTGCCCGGTCGATTTGCTCCTGCTGTTGCTGAAGAAGGAGTACGTTCCTGTCCAGCGCGTTCTCTATCTGAATTTCTCGGAATAGCCCACCGGCGGGGATGTCCGTCGGCTGAGTGATGTCTATGTCTCTGGATAACTGAACATACTGGCCCGCTGCCGGAGCAGAAAGAAAATCAATATGCCCGCCGGGAGTTGACTTACTGAGCGTGACGGTATAGTTTGTTGTGAGGGTTTGATTAGTGACGTTGGATGTATTGGTACTATTAACAAGCTGAACGACAAGGTCCCCTTGGGCGGGAACAGCAAAGCTGAAGGAATATTCAGTAGTATTTCCGTCGGTGGACACCCTGGTAGGCGTATACGTTCCCGTCACGGTAGCGAACGCAATCCCGGCGACAAGCCCTGCCCCAATCATTACCGCGGCGAGAAATTTCTTGAACATCATATCCTCCTGAAATTATGCTATCACAATAACCCCGTTTGTCAATCTGTTTTGCTGTGCTGCGCTACCTTTCCTCTGGCGGTTTTGCCCAATAATCTACCGCTTCAGGAAAAGCGTTTTTCCCGAATAGGAATCCACGGACCCCATTCGCAAAATCATGCTCAACCCCATACCGCTTTGTCTTACCGGAGGGCGTCGCTACATATCCCCGATTCCACGCAGTAACCCCCTCGATTGTCTTACGCACCTGTGCACCCCCACCGAAAGGGGACGCAAAATACAGAGGCTTCAAGAATTCTGACCAAACGATGTTCTCAGAATCCCCAAATGCTTTGTGTAAATCTGGATACGCCGCAGTCATCGGAAATCTACCCCCATCGACAAACAAGTTCCCAAACGGCACATTCCCCATGGTCATTTTATACGCCGGGCCCACTCGCTCCAAGAGTGATCGATCACGTCCTTCTTTCGTTATCCCGGCAAGCGTTCCAAGAATCTCCAAAGGATCAAGTTGTGGCCTCCGCCCCATGGTTTTCTCGTACACCGTGTTGAGCACGTTACACGCAAGAGCAAAAATGACCATTCTGCCCATTTTACCCTTCAATGTAAGTTGTCTATCCCCTGCAAGATCATGCCCCATCCAGGACCACAAATTGTTAATTTCCACCTGAAACATTGAGAATAGTTTTGCGTTGGGTTCCGACATAGCTTGGGGAAGTTGACCAGTTGTACGATCCGTGACCGCGCGAACAGCGTAGTTGTCGGCTGCTTTCATAGCCACATCCGGCTCCAGTCCCTGCGCCCGGCCCTCGTAGTATTTGCCCGCGATAAGGGCTTGTACTGTCATCCGGTCTATCACGTTGGGAAGTACATATCCCTTGTCCACAATACTTTCGTACCAATTAGCCGGAAGGAACCCCTGAGGATACCGGCGGTCATAGAAATCACTTCGAGCTCCATCAAGCACAAATGGCACATCCTTCACAAGATGTAAAAACGACGTAGTCCACCCACGAGCCACAAAATCCGTCCGAGTGGTGGCAATCTGTTGCGCGAGCGGAAGTATGTTCATCGTACCAGCAGATATGTTGTACCCTATCATATTGAGTGCCGTGTTTTTTCGGAGTGCGTTTATCCCCGCCGCCGCCGTTCTGTCGAGCCAATGTTCGGACACCGCCATGTTGTTGATCGCAGTAGTCAGCTTGGACGGTTGTCCCGCCAGCATATCTGCGTAGTTTGACAGTCGAGTAACGAAATTGCTCAGATCCACTTTGACGTACGGTTTACCTGCCGCCAACTGCGTTTCCCCAATAAGCGCCTGTGTGCGGATATAATTCTCAAGAGCACGAACACGTTGAACGCTATCTGTATGAAAAAGCTGCGGTCCGACGGATTTCACATAGTTCTGGAGTGCAAGAACGCCGTCCTCCTTGAACGTACTCCCCCGTCTCTGCATCTCAGTGGGGTTAAACGGTGATCCATACTTTGCTTTGTTGATGATACCTGCTATGGAAGTAGGCGCGTTCTTTCCTTCGCCCCAGAAATGACCAAACAAGTCTGACGCCAAAGACATTTCTTGGAAGTGTCGGAAGTAGTCAGGACGCTTCACAATGGGTTCCTTGCCTGCTGCTTCGCGAACAGTATTGAGTGCGGTAAGTGTTTCGTCGTATATCTTTCTGCTCCACGCCGCGCCTTGCTCGATCTCGCCCCACTTATCGGGGGAAGCCTTCTGGAGTTCGGCTTCTGTCATCCGACCTTCGCCATAACGCATCATATACATGGCTGCGTCAGAATTCGGAGTGATACCTTTCGGCACGAGTTCTTTCTTCTGGATCGCGTTGTTTATGTCCGTCTGCCACCGCTTGTGGTACGCCTCGTTCTCCTTGATCTTCTCAGTGGTGAAATCCCGTACCTCCGGTGCAGACGCACGATCCACCTTCTCTATCGTGCGTTCCATTGTCCACATAAGCATACGGAGCTTAGATGGGTCTTTCCACTGACCGAGTTTGAACTCTGGAGGGGCAATATCGCCTCTCTGGTCCAACCTGTCAAGAAACGGCTGAGCGAGAGAACGTCTCAGCTCGGGACGGATAGCGGGATCGGTAACGATGTCATAAACGATTTGAGTGGCTTTAGCGGGGTCAATTGTCTGGGGAACTACGGGAGTGGAAACCTCCTTACGTGTAATCAACATACCCGCTTGGAACTCCAGAGAATCAATCTGAAAACCTATCTCCTGCTTTTCCTTTGCTGTTTTTACCAACCCCCTTTTATCTCTTAACACCTTGATTTGCTGTAAAAGACCCTCTTTCTTTGCCACTGCGATAGGATCTATTTCAAACGCCTTGTTCCCGCCCACGCTCGTTTCAGGTGTTCCACCTACCGGCCCATTCACCTCCAACGGCTTCCCTGCTGCATCTCGCGCGATCTCAGTAGGCTCCAAGAACGCTTGAACCTTTTTCTCATACCGCTTCAACGCCCTTTTCTCTGCCTCTATCTGCGACCCCTCCGCAAGGTGGGGTAACGCAGTGAACACTACCCCCAACATTGCTGCTTGGGTAGTGCTATCAGTCATCTCATCCACCGTGGGTGTACGACCCTCTTTTGCGGCATTGAAGAAACTCTGCGCCAAGCCGAGAGATGCCATCTTGCCAATGCCCTTCAAACCGACCCCGCTGGCGGCAAACAGGCTATTCCACGCCACGTTCTCGCCAATTCCGACCACTCCCCCTACCACGGCCTCTGGAAC